CGCCATAAATGAGCCGCATGATGCGCAACTCATTGGTCGTGAGATCTGCCATAGAGGACATCTCAGTATGAATTTTCTTAGCAATTTCTAAGTCTGCGGCGCTAAGGTTCGCCTTATCAATAATATCTTTAATTCTTTTGTCGTCAGCCATGGCTTAGTCCTAAGTAAAGGGCCACTTGAGACCAGTCTCACGCTCAAAGTTGGCGACGGCACGTTCCAGGTCGTGACGGGAGCGGAAGCTTTTAGGATCGTTCAGGCCGTACTTAGAAAAGGTTTCCATATACTTTTTCTCGCCGGCAAGTGCGTCACCGAAAGATGCAATCTGGGAAGGGGTTCCCTTCACCGCATAACGTACATCGTGAGCTAGCTCTGTACCACCAAACATACGCTGTAACATCATTTCAATAGCACCACCAAACATGGAAAGATAGCTTTCATTAAGCTTCTCTTTCCGGGGGGCATTTAAATTAACAACGATAGGGGTCAGTTCGTCCATGAAAAATCCTCTTATAAATATACAATTTAATTAGTCTGGAAAGAAATTAAAGGTTAAATCGTGGGGGGTTTTACATTGGGGCCGAGGGTTGTGGCGCCCCCGGCTTCATGAGTTGCCTCTTCCACCATGTCACTTTCTTCTTGTTTTTGTCTTATAAGACGCTGTACAAACCATTCGCGAAGTCTAATAGGAAGGTTATATGCTTCGGTAAAACTCCACCCTCCATAATATTTTAAGGCAAAGAACTGTTCATAGACGCTTTCAGAGTACTCACTGCTGAGGCCAAAAAAAGTCGGTTGTAAAGGGAAATATGATGTCGTCTTCGTAACTACACGAGTCACAGACGAATACCTCCTTTAATTCTATACTGGGACAAACCTTTTGATAAAGGTCGCGCAAGTGACGACTGTCGGCCAGGGTCATTGTGTTAACAAACTCGCTGATTAGCTCAAAATCATTATAATCATTAATTGAAACAATCATTAGTTTAAGCTGATCGGTGATCAGAGAGTCCGGCGCATTCTTTTTACGGCGCTTGGCCGAGGCATTCACGAGCGCTGTCTCATCGCGCCCCGTCAGAAGCCGGAACTCGACTGTCACCGGATTACGGGGTAGCGTGGTTACGAAGTTTCCTCTTTCGTTGAGGGTCAAGCCATCTGTCTCAAAGGCCTCGGATGCCGCCCCTCCGTGGGAGGGCACAGTTGAAAGATCATAAACGCATCTCTGGGATTCTCCGCAAGACGGACATCCTACATCGGTTTCATAGTCTGCACCGTACCCCGAGGAGCGCGCTGCAATTAAGATAGCACTCTTGTCTCCAACCAAAAGGGAGTCGACGTTGATTTTTTTATTTACCAACAGATTGCTGATTAGGCGATCCAAGGCTAGTCCTTTTTCTAGTAAACTTTGGGAGGTTAGAATGTCCTCTTCCTTCGCCGTCATATACTTAATCTCTACATGCTCTTTATTATGTAAAGGATGGCTAGGGGGATAAAATCTTCCCGCGCTTGGTAGATCCACAAACTCGGTGGGAACCACAAATGATAGGGTATCAGTGGGGGACGTCCGATCTTCTAAAATCTGATGTGGGGGATCCGAATCGGGCATCGGTGCACCTAAACGGTTTTCGTTATTTCTAGGCAAAAGTCACCTCTCTTTCAAATATAATTATATCACCAAATAGAATTTTTTTAAATTATTATATTAAGTGCAGGGAGGAAGTCCGACCTGGGCAAAGAACGGGCAAGGATCTATTTCGCCGCGCGAGCCGGGAGCGCCCCACATCTCGCCACCGGGTTCTCGCACTTCAAAATGTAAATGAGGGCCGGTGCCCGGGATGCTGAGATCAAGGCCGCTGATTCCTGTCAGTCCAATCTCCTGACCGCTAGCGATGATGTCTCCTACCTCAACCGATCTTTCTGAGAGATGTGCATATAACACTTCATAGCCATCATCTAAAGTAATTATAACAGTTTCACCATAGCCTCTCGCCGGGCCGGAAAACGCTACCATCCCGGTTCCAACTGCGATCGCCGACGCGCCAATTTGGGCTCGCGCGTCAAATCCACGGTGATCGCCGCGAGAGCGAGTGCCGAAACCACTAACAAGATGAAACTCTTGCCCTGTGGCCAAACTTTCGCTGAGAGTAGTCGTGTCCAGCGGCAAATGATCGAACCTTCGTTGGGAACCTTGTTCTCCCAGATCCAGATCCGCGAGATAGTCGTCGCTCGCTTGCGAGTCGGGGCCCATTATGGCTGCCGTTATGACCTCTCCATCTCGTTGCTCGGTTTCCTCACCTCGGAGGGTATAGGGCGTATCGCCCTTGGCCAATACTGGTTCGGGCCCGAAACCGCCGGCGGTTTCGGTTAGGCTGGAATCTGCCGCAGGTTCATCAGGCGCAGGGGTGGGCCCTGGAACTTCCGCGGAGGCCGAAGGAATTTCCTCGCTCTCTGGGGGGGCCATCTCGTTATCGTCGGGCACAGGTGTCTCGATTTGCTCCGGCGCCGGATCATAAGTCAGGCCGTCGTCGTCGGCATCGGCAGGGCCGGCCGGGAGCGGGGTAATGGGAGGAGCACCGAAGAGGGCTTGCTCTATTTCCTCTTCCGTCGCCGGCCGGTTCTCCTGCTGTAAAAGTGCCCGGTCTTCGGCGGTGTCACGATCATTTTCGAGCCGATGCATGGCGTCATTAATTTCATCACTCTGCAAAGATTCAGACGTGTCTAGTTCTACGTCCTCGATGTCGTCGCCTCCGATGCGCGGGTCGGTGGCGGGGGCTGCTACGGGCGGCTCTTCATCAGAAGGGATGCCCAATTCATCCCCCTCGTCGTCTCCCTCGTCGCGCGGCGTGTCTTCGGCTACGAGTTCCCGGGCTTCTTGTTCGATGCGAACGGCCATCTCGCGCGGGTTTTCCTCGCTGGGCTGACGGCCGCCCGTTTGTTCCCCTTGTGCATCGACAGGAAGGACCTCGGTGGGCACTGGCGTGACCTCTGGCTCATGGAGTGTGGCTTGGTCTCCGGCCATCTCGAGAAGTTCTTCATCCAGGGCAGCATTGAGCGCCGGTGCTGGTGACTGTTGTTCTTCCACTTCTCTGTCCGATGCCTCTGTTTCGAGAATCACGCGCGCCGCTTCCATGGGGTCAGACTTGGCCAGCAATTGTTGGTGCCACGTAGCGTCGCCGGCCTGCCAAGCGAGAACGGCTTCTTTAAACTCTTCTTCTTGATCCTTCCTAAGATCATAGTCTTTCATCCACTCCGTTTCGGCCTCTTCGAGTTGCTGCCGGCGTCGTCGTGTCGTCATATCTCCTGCCGGATCGAAATCCGTGAGGGGGCCCAATCTTTCTAACGCTTCTGCTTTCTGTTCCGGTGTAAGGCTGCTATCGGCTCTAATGGCGGTAGCTAGTGCTCCAACTGTACGCGCTGTTTCGCCCTGCTGCCTGTTCTCCTCAAAAATTTGTTGCTGCTTCATTAATTCTTTAACGCGCGCTACTTCATCATCTTGATGGCGCCACTCAGCTTCCAAGGCGGTCAGTTGCGCTTTCGAAAGAGAGTCTGGATTTACATCTATATACGACTCCTGGTATCTCTTGGTTACTCGCTTTTGAGTCCACTGTGGATCCGGTCTATATAATATCCACTCATAATCGTAAGAATCGTAAACGATTTGTACTGAAACTGTTGATAATCCATTCGTGTCTTGGCTGTGTTCACCAAACGAGGCGCCCGCAATCAATGCATTTTTGAGAATAAACTTTCGAGCCCTATAAAGTTGGTGCTCGGGGTGTCCAGCTTCGACAGCCGAGGACGCCCCTCCCTGGGGGCTGCGCTGAGCAAATGCAGTCTCAATGCTCCCGGCGCTGGGCCCGGTGATGGAGGGCCCATGGTGCGCTGTAATGTCCAACAATTCAATAATTTCAAAATCTGGACTATCATAAGCTATATTGCTAATAGGAATTGGACGCGGAGTGGAAACATATGGTGAAGGGGGTGCGTTCGGGTTAAAACCATCTAGCTCTCCTCCTCCATAAAGATATGCCGTTAATGTTGCTTCCAAATCAAAATTATAGGTGTCGACCAGTTCTAGTTCGACAGGGGTAAACTCATAACTGGCTGGCGCGTTCTTTAAATAAGGCTGAAAGCCTCCAACAACGTTGGCTCCGCGCAACAGATCCGCTGAAAATGATGGCTTTTTACACCGTATACAGGGATAATCAAAAGTTTGTCCCTCATATTTGTTCCATGGAAAACGTCCGCTAGCTGCCAGGGCCGCTATGGATGAGACTGTTTCATCTTCATTGGGAACAATTACCGGGAAAGGTACAACAAACCGGAAGGGCCGCTTGGGCTCCCAGTATGGATTCGACCAGCCGCCGCCCCAAAAAGGCACCAGCTAGCTCCCTAACCCGCGCCGAGAGGGGGCCCAGTCCTATAAGTTGCCCAGTCGTAACGGAAAGTCACATCTACGGTCAACAGCTCTTCGGAGGAATAATCCAAATCACCATAACTGATGCCCTTTACCCACGGATTGTGCAACTGCCAATAGCCCAGAGGGTTCTTGGGGTCCCCAGAGGGGCGTAGCTCCTTAATAAGGACAGAGCCAAGGATTCCGTTTGCCGCGGCCTTACTCACCGTACGTCCATTGTCGACGTTGCCGGTGCGCGAGACACCATCGGGTGTGACCCAGCCAGAACTTAGAAGAAGCACCTGCAATAGGGCATCAAAGTTCGGAGTAGCCGCATCCACCAAGGTGCAGCCGACGTCATTCCACGTTACGGCGCCGGGGTAATAAAAGGTCTGTCCTAAAAACTTGTGCTCTGACTGACCAATTTCAAAGGCTGGCTTTGTAACCCGCCGCGTGTATATCTGGGTGGTAGTTCCACCGGGTAGTTCGAACTGCATCAAAAACCGATGTGAGCGTTTCGGTTCGACCGCTGCGTTATTCCAAAATTCTCCAACCATTGTCTTATATTCTCCCGTTTATCTTAATTAGTGGGTCGCTAGAAAACGGCCCGTTTTTATTAGTCATCAAACGATGCCCCGGTTCTGGTAATCACAAAGTCCAGAGCAATGAACTCGATGGCCCTAGTCGGCTTCAAGAATACCTTCGCATACATGATGTTTCGATCAATTAGCTCGGGTGTCGTAGTCGTCTGGTCCAGTACCACTCGGTACTCTTGCAGTCCAAATCTGGATTGTACAGATTTGAGGAGTGGTGTCACTTGCGCAAGGAAGCGATCCCAGGTCACCTGAACATTCGGATCAAACAGAATGGTCGTGGCAATTCTGGAAATTTGCTTCTTGAGGAAGATGAGCAGTCGACGCACATTGACCCGGTCTAGGGCTGAGGGCGTTGCTTGCAACGTCTTCTGACCGAAGATCACAATTCCCTCGTTGGGGAAGCTTGCGATTGGGTTAATATTTACCTCGTAAAGATTATCTCTCTGCTTGCTTGACAGCTTCTCGATGACACCCACGACCGGGATTCCTGCGGAACCCTGTGTGAGACCACCACGGTTGAAGCCTGCCGGTGCAAACCACAGTTCTGAGCGCCTTGCGGAAGACGCGTAGGTCCCCACGGCAGCTACTGACGGTGGCATCCAGAGACGCACTCCGGTGAGTGAGTCAACAGCCTGGATCCATGGATAGTAACAAGCTCCGTAGCTGTTGTTTAGTGCGCGGGCCTTAATATTGGCTACAACAGTGGCTGAGGAGCCGCCGCGAGTAGCGAAACTATCAGTATTCTCGTAGGAAGAAGTATAGCCTCCTTCAAGATCGATAACTGCTAGTGTATCGGCTCGTTCCTCTGCGACTGTTAAGGCATGATTGGTAATACCAATGTTTGTAATACCGGGGACCGTCAATAAATTAGTGTCAACCACTTCTGTGTCGGCTATTGTATTAATGGCCTTCTTGACAGTATAGAACATTGCGTTATCCTTTTCGGCCGGAGTAGTGCCCGCTGCGCCCACGCCGCGAGACGTGTTGCTAAACGGTTCAGCCTCCGTAATTTCTAAGCCATCGAATCCGCCGAATAGCGGCACTGTAAAGCGATCATAACCGAGGCTAAGAACCTCTTCATAGGAACTACTAAGCGCAGTTATGGAGGTTCCCGCTGCGCGGGCTCCTAGTTGCTTTCGGGTGCCCGAACCTACTACTACGGTACCTGCTGCGTCGTAGGCGAAGTTGCCGCTCGCCTGCATATGCAGCATCGCAGAGCCGCTATGCCCGGCGAAACCATTGGTTGTATCATAAGTGAGATCATCCAAAGAGAAGCCCGGTCCTCTTTCCGAGAAACCACTGGGACTCGTTCGCTGGCCGCTAAAATCAGCAGGCACCATGCGAAGGTGCTCCCGAACCGAGGGCTCAAAGACTATGGAGGTGCGCGATTTGGTGGTTGTGAAACCCCAATAGGCATTCGTGCCGTCCGTAAGACCACCGTCCGAACTTGAAACTCGTACCGGCAGAATGGGGTACTGGAAACTGGCCGTGAGGCCGTTGCTCGAGGAGGCGCCGCCGTTCAGTGTCGTAAATAGCCTAGGCCACAGCGGGTTCGAGGCCGCTCTCGAGCCGTCGGCGGCATCGGCGCGCCAGGAAGACGGTCCGATATTATAAATACTGCCCGAGCCCACAGCAAAAACATTGGCATCAACCACGAGTTCGTCTTCGGGCATACCGTTGCCGAGGCCTCCGGTTAAGGATAAATCAAGGAAGTTCTTGCTTCCCGATGTAAAATTAAACCCTCTCCACTTTGGAATGCCCTTGTAGCCGAAAGGTAACAAGTGCTCCGGAGAGCCTCTCCAACTAAGCATGTCAACACGGATATACTTAGACTGATTGGGATACTCACCATAGTCGCGATACTTGCGAAGCGTCGTATCCCAAACACTGAACATATCGCCGACCTTGCGGGCAATATAATTGGGCGAATTGGGATTCAGATTAAGATTGTTAAACTGCTCGAGAATTTGTGGATTGGTATCCACATCGCTCAGCTTGCGTACTTGTAATCCAAAGGTTCCATAAGGTTCATAATCTGGACTCGGGCTCACCTTAACGTCGACAATCGAAATCTTGACATTATTTTGTAACCACTCCGCGGAATCGAGAGCAACAACAGAGAACAACTCCTGAGTCGTAGTATTAACATTAAAGGAGCCGCTAGCGTCGCCGTCGTCCTGTGCAATAATCGGTGGTGTCTGAGGCTTCTGATATCCTATCTTAAAATCGCTGGCGCGATTGGATGAGCCAGAGCCCAGTCCCACTAAAACGCCGAAATGTATCGCCGATCCTCCATAACTGGGGAAATTCTCTCGGACATTTCTATCAAACGTTTCACCAAGCCAATAAAGTTCCTGATTCGCACTGGGAGTAATGTTGGTATTCGTCAGCTGAGGATTGGTATTAAAGACTTTACGAATGTAGCGACCACTCGAACGATCAAAATTGAAGGTCGAAGCAATCTGCGTTGTGCCGGAGCTATTCGCGATCACGATTTTGAATTCTTGGGAGCCGGCGTTAGATACAGTTTGTAAAAACATGCCAGTACCCTGTGACGCAGAGGACGCAGCGAGTGTTCCGCTGCTCATTCCGTCGCCCGCCAACTGCACGCTGGCTGACTCGTTTACATAGAATACCGCCGCAAGAGTGCCCGACACGTGATGGGCGTCGCTTCCAGGCGCCTGGGCGCCGGCGTCGGCCGAGGCTGAATTAAACATAAAGAGGCCGTAGACGCCATTGCCATCGCTTGTGTTGAGAACTGGAATGCGCCACCCAGCCTTACCTGTGTTCGTAGTGGCGGAGGGATCTTGATCGCCCAGAAGCCTCACAAAGTTAATAGGGCCGTCGTTGGCCAAGTAGGCCTGCGCTGCATATGCCGCGTAGGTAGGAGCAGAGTAGTTTCCTTCTGCCCAAACGTCGCCGCCTTTTCCGCCAGGGATGGGGTTGCCAAAGGTTTCTACAAATTCGTTAAAGGAATTAATAGTTACTGGCTTAAGGGCCGGGCCTCGCGCGGCTCGGCCGATGATGGCAGGCCCAGGTCTGACCACCGGAGCCCGGGGGGTTTGGGACCGATCAATTTCATTAATAAAAACGCCGGGGGAAACAAATCTAAATCTATCTACTGACATTGCGTAGCATCTCCTTATTCATGAAAAATTAAATAGTTAATTTTCTACAAGTTTTCATAAATAAATAGTAAAGCCAATTTGGAAACTCCTACTATTCTCTATAAAAGCCGCGTTCTCCTAAATATTCGTCTATATCACCCACGATCGTACGCTCACGAGGAATTTTAACCGCCACTGCGTTCTCTCTGATTACCACCTTGGGTTGTTTGGCGTTGGGGCCGTCGCCAATGAGATATCCAAGGACATCGAGGGTTATAATCGTTTCATAATTTCGGGCCTCCATTTGAAGCCCTGAGCTGTTGGAATTATTAGCAAAATTACCATTAATAAAGGCCTCAAATTGATGGCCGTCGCGCTCCAACGGGTGGGGCATACTGTTTAAGCCTCCTTGTCGTAACAAGGGGGTAACCAAGTCGTTCATTTGCTGCTGATATTCTGTTCTCAAACTGATCTCATAGGTGACCGTTACCCATACCGGAATCGGAATGGTAATGGTCTCATAAACGACCTTTTTATTCGAAATCCCGGGGAACGTATTTTGAGCA